TCATCGCCTGAATAACACTAAATAAAATTAACGAAAGACGGTTGTTTTGTAAATTATAATGTAAAATTCCGTCACTAAATCGGTTTTATGCCGGTTATGTTGGAAAAAAATGTCACATATATTGGCCAAAACGTGACAAATGGCGGTTAATTGGATAATATATTAGTCAATTTGTCAAGTTTATTGTGCAAAAAACTGGACATTTATTTCAAAAAATATGCGTCAATCGTGCCACCTGGCCGAATTCTTTGTGGTGAATGAATCCTTCGACCGCCTTGATTGATAAATATCCTTTTTTGTGATGCCAGGAATCCGATCCGGACGGCGATCGCAAAGATTCAACCGTGATTCCGACGTAGTCTTTCGCCGATTTGTGGTGAATGTGGTGAGTATAAATATATCGATGCTTTGATTGCGACCATTCAAGCGGAAATTCAGCAGCCATTAACAATGGAAGGTCTTGTTGTTTCGCGCCGTCTCCGTGTGTTGTTCCAATCAAGTTCTTTCCGTAAAGGAATCCTTTGCGATGCGCAATCGAACAATCGAAAGTAATGTTCTTAGAATCCTTGAACCAGGTTTGAATGACATCGGCTAAAAAGAACCCGGACATATAATCGTGATTTGACGGATTGAAGGTAAAATGAACATCGGCAATCGGCAAAAGCATTTCTAAAATTTCAACATATAATTTTTTGGCGGTTAAAAAATTCGAATACCACATGCCGTCTGTGTCTTGGGGTGTTCCGGCGCTTGTGGTTCGCGTCGGTGTATCGATGTGAAGTATATCATTGCCACCGATGAAAAGAATCTTGTCGATGTTGAATCCTTTCGCCTTGCGAATGATTCCTTGAACGCCTTCGCGAACTCGTTGAACCGCGATTTGACAATTGTAATCTTCGCCGGTGTCGAAAGCTTCGCAAAGTTTACCGATGTGGATGTCGGCCGGATCAACCACCAACAAATGACCTTCAATTACTTCTTCGCGATCAATTGGAATGTATTTCGGAATGTGGTTCGAAATCGAATCAATGATTTCTTGTCGCATCGTTTCGAATCCTTGTTGATCTTCGGTCTTGAAGTTCGGATTCTTAAAGAATAGCGATGCGGTTTTATTTTTTATCCAACCATGTTTGACGTTCTTTTCGTCAAGGCCGAATTTTTCAGCTTCATTTTTTATTGCGCGGTATTTTTCGAGCATTTCAGCTTCGTCCGGTTTTAAACGCGGTCTAAAATTGTTTATCAAAGAATGTTTTTTAAAACTAAAATTTCAATGATTCGATTGGCGTAAATTTCCGCTTGTGTGATTGCTGCTTCTTCTTTGTCTTTTATATTCCAGTCGTTCAATAAAATTACCATGTGACTTGTTTCGTGCATTATTAAAGTTGCGTCAAAATATGTCTTGGTAAAGTGTTTCGAATTTAAAAAAAGAAACGGAAGGAATGGCGATTCCGCTTTCAATTCAATATCTCTTGGATCGTAATTCGTAAAACCATAAATATAAACGCCGTTTCCGGTCGTCATGTCAACTTCTTGCGCTTGTGCATCAGCTCGATTCAATCCGTGCATTTCGGCAACCCCATAAAAATCAAAAATATCGGTCGCAACATCACCAACAATTGTGATGAACTTGTCATTTGTAATTGTTATCATTATATTATTCGTCTAAATTTATCAATGATTCGCAAAATCACAAACAATCCGAACCCGGATAAAAATCCCCAAAAGAATAATTTCCAATTTGTGCGCCTTTTTACTTGTTGAACTTCTTTTCTTTTTTCTTTGCTATCCTTATATATATACTTGTATTTTAAAACTTCTTGTTTTAAAACTTTTGTCTTGTAACGATATTCGATCCTGGTTTGAAATCTCGTTTTCGGAATATAAATATTCTTGAAAAACACCACCGAATCGCGGTAACGAATTATTTTTTCGTATCGTAACGTATCAAATCGTATCACGGCGACCGAATCAATGGTTGCAATTCTTATCGTGTCGCTATCTTGGACAAGCTTCAAGCCGTGTTTCAAGGCCTTTTTATAATGGTATTGCGCCAATCGTTCGGATGAACAACCAAACATCGTCAAAACGCTTAAAAATACAATTAATTTTTTCATAAGTTTTTCAGCATTTCAATCATTCGGGGACATGGATAAATGTCGGACTTGTCGTGTCGGACTGAATTATGTGTAAAGATTCCGTTTTCACTTCTTAAAGCGCGCTTGTCGATGTCAAATATTGAATCGTTGTATTCCTTGCTTATTCCGTAAGTATCGCATAAATAGACAAGCAATTGACGCGTTGATTCGATTTGTTCGTCCGTGTATTTTTGTCACCAAATGTGACCTTTATATTTTCCGTTTAGTTCGGTGACTTGTGAACGATCAACTTTGCCACCAACATAATTCACAAAATATCCGTTTTGCTTTTTTAACGGCCCGAAATTGCAAATTTCAATTCCAATTGATATTTTGTCAAGACTTCGATATGTTATTCCTTTTTCGGCAAAGACTTCCGGTTTCAATCCCAGGTGATACGCCCAATGTTTTGACGAAAATAATTGGACGATTGTTCCTTTTTCACCAATTACAAAAGCCGTCGCGACCTTTCCTTCTTTTTGTTGGAAAAACTTTGCAACCGATACCGGATTGCCACCGCCGGCGGTGTGATGCAAATAAATTTGCTTCTTTTCGTTAAAGTCTTGAAAAAATTGGTCGTTAGATAATCGGTGTTGAACTATCTTGGTTTGATCTAATTTCATTTATATCTTTTTTAATTTCTTTCGCTCGGGAAAAAAGGTTCTTCATTCCTTGCCAAATGGAAATTTGACGGATTGAAAAGTAATTCTCATTAATGGACATTACTTCGATGCTTACAAGAACCAATGAAAGAATTTTCGTCAACATTAATGGAACGGAAAAGAATTGTTTGACTATATCATTGAGAATCCAAAAGTCAATTAAATAAAATCCAATGACCGCAAGTTCGTATAAAAATAATTTTGAAATAACCGCCGATAATTTTCGCGATGTAATTTTAATTTTTAATTTTTTTGCTTTCCAAAGTCCGGTCAAGGTGTCAACAAGAATTGCGAATCCAACCAAAAATAAAATTCCTGAAATTGGTAAAAAAAACGCGCCAACAACCGCAAGCAATTTCATAAATGACAAACGGATGTTTGCGAGTAAAAGTATTAATTGTAATTTCATTAAATTCTATTTTCAAATTTTTCAATCAACTGGAACGTCAAGAACAATCCAAACGCGACGCCACCAAGTTTCAAGAACAAAGCTTCTTCGAAATACATTGCGATTGCCGTTCCGTAACTGGCAATAAAAAACGCAACCGACAATGATCTTAAATGCTTGTCCATGTATATATTATGTTTAATTGTTCTCGAAATCGTAATTGTCAAACGGAATTTGACACCAATTTTCTTCATCGTAAATGTTGACGGACATGTTCATCGTCCAACCGGCGGTGACATCGTGTGATCGGTTGATAAATGGTGTTGTTGCGATTGTTCCTTCAACATCAAGAAATTCTTCGAATCGCCATTGCTTGAATGTGGTGTGAATGTCCTTGCAAATGGATAAACAATCCGAATGAATTTCATCGATTTGTCTATATTCTTGAATATTATATTTGTCAGCAATTGAAATAATGCAATTAACTCCAACAAAGAAATCACCAATTGAACCAGGTTGCAAAGTTACAATCATGATTGGAAATTTAACCGCATCGCGTGAAACGGCGTCAAGAAAATCGCCAAAAAAGAAATCGTTAATTTGCCGGTGTGCCGTCGCGATTATCTCGAATTCTTTTTTTAGTTGATTCAGCGTTCTTTCCATGTTTTAAAAATTCTTTTAGTTTTTCAATTTGTTTTTTAGACGCTTTGAATTTCATATTATAAAATTTATCGGTGTATATCCATTTCTATCTTTGACCATGTCTTCGGAACAATGTCCAGGACTTGAATTCGTTTCGATATATTCCGGATATTTCGTGCCATTATCGGCCATTAGATGAACGATTAATCTTTCCTTGTAGAAATACGCGTCTTTTCGTAATTGGTCGCGCAAAGCGCTTGTTTCGGCGTCGGTGTTCGGTTGTATGTTTTCATCTTGAACACGACCGACCGATTTGTTTGTCAATTTTTCGTTCAATAGTAACGCGCATCGATAGTCAACGAATGCCACCAAACAAGGAACAACATAATCATTCATTAAATCAAGATAATCTTGCGTCCAAGTATTGTTTTGAACGCGCAAAAGTAAGGCCTTGAATAATGGCGTTGACAATGCCGGTTGCAATTGGATGTCTTGACTTCGTTTGATTGCCACCGCAAGAATCTTCGTGTCGGTGTTGGAATGGATCAAGCCAAGTTTTTTTAAATTTTCAACGGAAAGTAAGTAGTTCATAATCTTATTTTTGTTTGATGACTAATTGTTGAATCCATTCATGACGACACCAAGGCGTTGTTTTTTCGGTGTCCGGATTCGTGTACCAACCGCCGCGATAACTCCAAACATTGCGATCAACTCGCGAAGAAATTGAATCAATGTCCTGGCGCGTGTAACTTCTATTTAAAGAAAGTAATTTCATACAAAATTCTCGTGATTCCGTTTTAACCGCCGGAACATCGGTTCTTGTTTGATAAGAATAACGAACTTCGAATTCGGACACCTCAATTGGAATGTCTTTCAATAAAGAATCGCCAAGATCGGTTGTGTTTCCTTTTTGGTAAAGTTCCCAATTTGATAATTGATTGATTGATTTCGCAACCGCTTCGATATTTGTGTTCAATGCCTTCGCAATGGAAGTCGAATCTTCGCCGTTTTTTAATAAATTCAAAACGTTCTTGTCAAAATCTTTTATTTGAATTTTGATTTCGCCAATTGTTTCGAACATCAAATCTTGTCGCGCAAATATTTCTTCGGACGGCGTGTCCCAGGCGATTGATTTGCTTTGTAAAACAATGTAATTGTCTTTATTTTCGCCGAATTGTTCGAAGACTGAAATTTCATCATTTGTAAAATCTTGCTTGCAAGCTGCAACCGGAATCGGTGCAATTACTTCGGCCGTTGGTGTCAAACTTAATGGCAACACATCGACCAATTTTACCTTTCCAATATATCCACCAAGTTCGGCCATGTAATTCAACATCCATTCAATTCTTTTTTGACGCGAAGAAACGTAAGTCGTTTTAAAAATTTGAAACAAGTCACCCGATTCGGCAGCGTTGAAAGAACCTTCTTGCATAACTCCAAACAATGTCGGTGCGGTTACGGAATGCGCAACCAAGATATTTTGTTGAACCGATTTCGCAGTCACTTCATAACGCTTGTCAAGGTCATTGCCGTTTAATTGTTGAACCGTTGGCGCTAAATCTTTGCCGTCGGAAAAAGTTATAATGATTTCGCCGGCATCTTCAACCGATTGCGTTCGTCCTTTTATTGATTCGGTTATTCGGTGCAATTCTTCGGTTGATTCCGGGAATCCGGACGGCATGTTTATCAACGTTCCGGACTTGAATCCGTTTTGCAATTCGTACATGTGAAATTTAGCGATGTCGCAATCCGTTTGAATCGCGGTCAATCCGCCGTTGTATGTTGGTTTCGGATAAATTCCTTTCTCTTTTCTTGATTTCTTCGCCGGTTCTTTATAGTAAATTACAAATTGTCCGGTTCGGTTGTTTTCGTCAAGCGCCGGGAACATTCGAAGGTTTGTTTTTTCAATAGATTGATTCATCGCCGTCCAATCGTCCGACAAAAAATAAAATCTTTCGTCTTCGCTCATTCTAATCGCGTCCAGGTCTAAATATTCCCACTTTGCGACGCGTGTTCCTTCCCGATTCCAAGTCCCTTTCACCGCAAAACCACCAAATAATTCGAAATCGAATGCCAATTGTTCGGAAATTTCGTTCATGTCAAAATTCGAATACTGATTGTCAATGAATCCTTGCATGTCACCGCTCACAACTTCAAGTCCATTTCCGGCAATGTAGAAAGTTTTCGTCTTGACAATTCCTTGATGCCAAGCCGATCCGTTGAAAAGGTCAATTAAAAAATACGGATAATCGTTTTTCTTTCCCCACTTGATAAATCCAAGCGCGCGGTCTTTTTCTTCATCCGGCTTGATGAATTCTTTCCGAAAGGAAAGCGAAGTCATTTTAATTTTATTGTTCATATATGTTGAAATAAATCGGTGAATCGTATTCATTCGACGGCGAATCAAGTTCGATGACTTCGGCGCGTCCGGTTTCAACCATTGAAACGGTATTGTTCGGATCAAGGTTTCCTGGCGATTGTTGTTCGTAAATGTTATAAATATAATAACCGTTATAATCGAAATTCACATCAACGCCGTCAATTAATAAAAATTCATCAAAGCGCGGTGTTGCGGTTGAAATATTATTCAAAACGCATCGATATTCCTTGAAGCTTTGTTCATGAATGAACTCAAATAAATACGCCGGATTCGGTATCGTTGTCAATTCCGTCACCGTCACTATTAATGGCGTCGTTCCGTTTCTTTGTATTAATAACATTTTCTTTTTTT